TAGGGAATAGCGTCACCCGTATCCATGCCCATCTAGAGGATGTGTGAGTGCGGTTGGTTGGTTTTGGATGACGCTAAATGCAAAAAGCCCCGCACAGTGGCGAGGCTTGATAAGAATAAAACTAAGTTAGTTTTTTATTGGCAATGGGCCTTCCAGAATTTCAGGTTTTTCGGGATAACCTGCTCTGAAATATCAAAACCATTTAAAATTCGTTGAAATGTACCTTCTGGCATATCTTTATGCGCGGAAATCTCACCGCTAAGCATTCTTGCCGCTACATTCGGAACCTTCCAAATTACAGCATCTCGATATACCACATAACTAGCATGCTTTATAAAAGCATGGTCTCCTGCCTGCAAAATACATGTGTCGTCAAATGCAACGCCCGGCTTACAACTGGAGATATTAACAACTAAGACACACTCACAGCCATTTATAGGATGATAAACAGGATCATTGCAAACAACATGGAGATGTTCGCAAGGTCCTGTTGGTGCAAGCACTGTACCTTTTCTATATGGCTGATAATCCGTCATGACAGTTGTGAGCTGAACTCCTTGAGTTGATGGCGTTCATTCACATGGCGCAGGCAGTTTTCTGCCTCTTCTTCAGTTTTCCCAGCTGACCTAAAAATATCTTTAGGATTAATTGGGATTGAAGAACCGTGTGGGTCTTGCCATTCAGGACACATGTCGTGAGTCTTAAGACATAGGTCAAAACGTTTGTAATGTCCAAACGTATTAAAGACATGATCCAATATTTTAATATCGGATTTACTCAATTCATCAAATGCATCGTCATCAAACCCACGAACTCCCTTCTTAAGGCTTACTTCGTAGTTTGGCTCCCCAGAAATCCACTGGTTCCATGGAGATTCCTCTGAATCACCGCCACACTTCAACAAATCATATGTCTGTGACAATACTGGGCCGTTGTTCATAGATACAGCCTTATCACCAGTCATACTATCACCGTAAGTGATAAGCGACTCACGATCAGACAAATAGAGAAGCTTCATCAGCTTAATATATGCCATGCGCCCGCCGCGTCTAAGCAGCAAGTATGCGGCCATTTGGGCCGCTTTTTCTTCGCAGAACATAAATACCTCCCATTCATCAACAGTCAATTCACACATTGACTAAGGAGAGTGTATAGCTAGATATCAGTATTTAGCAATCAGATAAAAATGAAGATAGCAACATGTTCGGCGACATTCAGAATGTAGCCTTTTCATAATATCTGCATGTTCGACGAAGTTATAGTTTACGAACTGTATTTTAGTTTCATGTTTGCGGAATGAAAGATACATAATGGATTTATGGGGAAATTAGAATAAGTAATAAATAGCACTTTATGCTAAAACAAAGCTTGTGAATAATTTCATAAGTGTACTTTTCATTGAAAAAGCCCCGATCTATTAACTCAGGGCTTTGAATTTGATACCGACCTTCCAGCCGGTTAGGTGGGGATAGCAGTCAATGAGACGAACTTACCCACTGTGCGATTGTTTTTCTGGCGTCGCACCGGTTATCCAGAAAATAATTGTGGTGGCTGGTGCTGAACTCCAGCATAACTACCGTTTCAATGAGTAGCTGTTTCACGCGCATCAGCCTGCGCATTCACCACAACTGTCATGAGCACTGCTCAGCGCCAGACCTGCGAAGAAGGCGGATTCAGGTTCCTTCAATACTCATGCAGTTGTGCAGCACACCAAACGCTCCGGTTCACCCTTCTTCGCTGAGTGATGTGCTGAAAACTAAAAAGGCCAGCGATTAAGCCAGCCTTTTCTTTGTTACTGCGCTCTTTCGCTTTTGCTCCCGAGCATACATCAAATTTATACTAATGCTTGCCCTTTTGCTTTAGCTATTCGTGCTATTAAGCTGCTTGATGTAGAATTTCTTTCTCCATTTCTCTTTTAGATGAGTAATAGAGTTCCCCATCAAGAATATTTTCAGCCCATTCTATTCTATTGCGAGACTCTTTTGCTGATATCCCTGTCAATGCAGAAAGCGATCGAATCAGGTCTTGCGAGCTTTTGCGCCTACAGTATTTTAATCTAGCCATAGAACGAATCGGGTTATCTCTTCCTAACACCTTCGTTATCAGTCGCTCCATAAAGGCGGCATCATCTGATTCTTTGGCGAGAGCGATGATGTTGCCTGCTGCTGATTTTGGAATGATGATATCTCTGGCTCTGCGGTGTAGTTCTTCATCTCGATATCCTTGGGCAAAAAGCTCCGTGACAGTGCTTTCTATCTGCTTGCTTTTCTGTTCACTCCATTCGCATCGCATCATTAAGCGACCTATTACATTGACCTCTCCGCGTGGAGACTCATCGCCTCGCATATGATCACCCCAAACTCTTAGCATGTAGCGTATCCACTTCCGCTGGGAGTCGTTGATAGTTTTCCATCCATTTCCAAACAAGCGCCGCATATCCGTTTCACGACGTATGAATGCCAACTTAGATAGCTGCTCAATGTCATATCTATCTTGTCTCATCGCTTACCCCACCTGTTCTTCCCACTATCACCGCGAGCTGTCATGAATACGCCATTCACTATGGCGTGGTGCTTGGCCTCTTTGTCGTGAATGTATTTGGATATGGTTTCTCTGTTGATGTGTAGGCGTCGTGCTAGCTCGCTCTGATTGCCGTATGTATCGACTAGCATGTCGGGTATTGTTCGGATTTCGGCATTCATGCAGCCTCCAAATGTTGCTTTTCGATATCCCTCAATTTCTTTCTGTATAGCGCCCTGATGCCGTCCAGTTCTTCTCTGGTGTATCGGTGTTCCTCATTGTTACTTTCGAGCGCCATGACTCGCTCAAGCCCGATTTTCTTTATCAGGTTGAGTCTGTATGGACCTATGTCACCGGATTTGTGGACGTTACAGGCAGAACATTGAAGGTGTACGTTGTCTTCGTTAAATCTGAGTTGGGATGCCGCTTTCGTTGTCCTGAAATGTCCAGCGTGGAAACTGACTGCGTTCTTAATCCCACAGCTAATGCATCCATTCCCTCTATCCCTAGCCCTGATGTAGTCGTTGAATACTCGCTGAGTCATGTTTTTCCAGTGAGACAACGGCTTTGCATCTGCCTTGCGTTTTCTCCAATTACGACGAGATTCATCCTCAGCTTGTTTTTGCTGATTCTCTTTCTGTTGTTTTTGGTATTTGTTAGCGCAGAGCGGTGAGCAAACTATTTGAAGGGGTCTATCGGGAGTGAATTTGGTTTTGCATATCGGGCATTTCTTTGGTTTCGGCTTTTTAGCCTTGATCACTATCACCTCCTATCTGGATAACAGTAAGTCCGTGACCAAACACCGCGCCAGTGTCGATATAGCGCTGATTGAAGAAGTTCATCGGGCTGCGAGCTGGTGTGTGTCCGAAAATAAACTCATCTGCACCGATGATGTTGCAGCCGATACCATCCATGGAATAACTCACTCGCTCTCGACTCCAAACCACCTCCTCCTCATCAACACGCTTACCAAATACGTATTCGTTTGATGGGTAGTCTGCATGGGCGATCACGCAACGTTTGCAGGGAAAATTGACTTCGATAATTAGCGGTAAACTTTCTGCATGGGCGATTAATGCCTTAGCAAGTACCTCTTGGTCGTAATCGAGATAGAAGAACCATCCTCCGCCATTAGCTAGCCAGTGATTTACATTGCCGGTGCCATTTAATGCCTGAATAGCCATCTGCTCATGGTTACCGCGAACAGCTCTAAACCAAGGATGAGAAATCAGGTCGAGACATTCGACGCTCTGCCCACCACGGTCGATTAGGTCACCAACTGAAATCAGCAGATCTGCGTCAAAGTCGAACTTAATCTCTTCGAGGTGTTCCATCAGCATGCCATGGCAGCCGTGTAAATCTCCTACTACGTAAACCTTTCGATAGTCAGCTCCGTTAATGCGGAGGTATATCCCTTCGCGGGTTTCAGTCATGTCTATCTCCAGATTTTGGATGTCTGTATTTTTGAATTGGGTAGGTAATTTGATTCAGGTAGAAGTGCTTGAACGAACCAGTGACGATTGTCTGCTGATAGTGATTTAGTGGCCTTCACCCCGTTGTTTTTGTATCTATCGAGTAGTTGATTAGCTTCTTCTGTGGTCATGGGTTCGTGTGTGAACCACGACGATTTAGCCATGATTTCCACCTTTGCATTCGCAATATATTTCAAACATACGCTTAACTATTTCTCGGCAGTAATAACCGTCAACATCCCTCGTTAAGTCGTATCGATTTCCATACTTTTTGCGCATTAGGATTTCAAAGTGTTTGTTCATGCGGCCTCCGGTGGCTCGGGGTCGGCGCTTGATACAAGCAGCGGTTCGATTCCGGTCTCAAAGAGGCTCAACTTACCTTTCATCGGTATGAACGGCAGTGTTTTGGCATCGGCCAGTACAAAGCCTTTCTCACCAAAGAACCATGGAGAATCGCTTTCTTCTACGCAGTCGGTAATCGTTGCAATGCCAACAATGCCACCTGTCTGTAGTTGATCGATTGGTGGAAGCGGTATCCCATGCTCACGGAGTTTTTGGTGAATGAGATTGCATGCTCTGACGTACTCGATGGACTTGACTCCCTGTGACGCGTGAATTAGTACAGGGCCACGGTATTTAGTGAGCCAACTGCGGTTCTCAATATCTTTGTAGCCATTGACTATTAGCCAAGCCCACGGCTGCCTGATGCTTATTGCTTTCATGCTGCTCTCCCGTAGAAATCTCCGCTGTACCGTACATCACGAAGCTTTACTCCGTTGTTTACAGAGTAAGCCGTTGCGTATTCGATAAGTGAACCCATTCGCTTCTTACCCATCTGAGCGGTGCTTTCTCGGATGTTCAGCCATTCCCCTTCAATGCCATGAATCAGCGGCGATTCATTGGCGTTGTTCTCAACCATCCAGTGACCGGACACAAAAACGTTTTTCCATTGCCAGTCACGTAGCCACATATCGCCCAGGCTTATCTGTTTAGATACATCGCCGCATATGGCATGGAATTTATCGTTTTGAGGTAGGTTGCGTGGCGCGTCGCCGATGGTTACTACTAGGGGGAATTTTTCGTCAGTGGGTAGTGAGTCTATGAAGTTTTTTAGGTTCTGCTTTATCGTTCCGTCCCGTAGGTAGAACGTTGTTCGTTTCAATGGTCACTCCTTCGGTATGCTGCATACCCATTGGTCTAATGCTTTTTCACATACAGCTCATATACAGCGATAGCACCTTTAGCCATTATCTTCTGATCTCTACTGTCAGTTGGAAACGCAGCAGCGGCACCAGCGGCGAAGCCGATAATCATCATAATGATGGCTCCTATTGAAGACTTATCCATCATTGCACCCCACTAACTGGAAAGTGTTTATTCAGAAAATCGAGTAGACGGCACCGCCTATCTGATGCGTTAGCGCTCCAGTCGGGTGCGTTATCTTCGATGTATTCGCATGTGATTTCGTGGATTACTATGATGATTGTTATCGGAAGAAATAGAGCTCGTATGGCTATGTTGATTTTGTTTTTCACATCACTCCCCCTTAACCTTGATGCCAGCGGTACGGATCGCTTCGATTACCTCTTTCTTATCTAGAAGCTCGCAAAGGTTCCATGCACATACGTCAGGCAAAGCTATCTCCACCGCCTCGCGGCTTGCTTGCCATCCATACCACATGCATTGAATGCGGTCATATTTGTATTTTTGCTGACCCCATGAATCACTATCCGTATCTGTGCTCAACCCTAGTTTTAGGCACCACTCTTCAAACTGTTCACGACTTGTCATGACTATCTCCTGCCAGCTGCAACACGCTGTGTTTATATTCGTTGAAATCATCCGCAGTGATACCGGGTACCATGCAGTCACCAAAAATAACCTCTCCATCATGGGTAAGAACAAAGCGGAACTGTTTGAAATACGAAACTGATATTTCTTTTGTGGGACCGCCGTCTGGAACTGAGGAGGGGAATTCTGGAAAGTGTTTGATTAGGTATTCAATGGCATCCGTTCGCTCTATGGCCTCACGATAGTTCATGAACATCAGAAGCCACCTTGTATTGATAGCGCGGGTTCATCAACTCCACGCAGCTCTTGTGTATCAGTTTCAAAGGCATCTGCTCGCCAAGAATCAACACGATCAACCATTCCATCGTAATGCGTCTCACATGATGTGAATCCGTGATAGGTGAGGCCGTCGCCGTATTCGAGATGCTGGTGACACATGCAACACTTGCTCATTGCTGACCTCTGCGCGGTAGGTTTAGCTTTTTGCGAATATCTGCAATTTTCTGTAGCCCGGCTTCATTGCTGATCGGAATGTGTAGCTTTTCCAACTGAACAACCGGCTTTGGTATTTCTTCACCAGACTCAATGCGCCGCCCCATGATCACCAACTCTTCAGTGCAACTCTTGCGGAGTTCTGATTCAGACTGGTTCTTGCCGCGCATCTGCGAATATAACTTTGTCACCATCCAGTAAGTCGCGTTGCTAGGCCACGGATAGGACTCTGGTGACGAATACAAGCCACGGTTAGCGCAGTACTCCATCACTAGGCCATACAGCTCCTCGCTGCTGGGCAAGCCGTTAGCTTTCAGAACACCTTGCTTGCACCATGCGATAAATTGACCGGGTGAAGGCCAGAACGGAGACTCACTGGATCGGGCATGTTGCATCCCAGCCGATAGCTGCTCTCTGGTTCGGATTCCATTCTCAGCGAATGCAGCAATCCACTGTTTTTTTGCTGCGTTCTCGTCTTCAGGTCTACGCAGGTTGGTTTGGCTTGCTGCTGGGAACACCTGCTTTAGCTGGCGAAACAGAGCATCAACCAAGTTTTCAGCATCAGGATTAACTACCCCCTGCATTGCCTGTGTAGCTGGGTTGGACATTCTGGCCAGCGCCGAACCATCTCGGTTTGCGATAGCGCTCATCAGTCGATGTGTCATATGAAATCCTCCCATGACTCTTTGCTGTTCCAGTGTGGTACCGGATCAGCGCTTGGTCGTTGGCTTCGGTTTGGTTTGCCCATCTGGGCAGATAGGGTTCCCCATTTTTTCCGCAGAGCTGCTGGGGATAGGATGTTTGAGCACCAGAACGAATCTCGGTTTGCCCAGAGGAATAACTCACAAATCTCTTTGTGCGTTCGGTTGTCTTGCTGTCTCATCAGTCGAACTACGTTTGCCCAGTCCGCCCAGTTAGGCTCTTTGGCTGAGGCATCAACAACGCAGACCTTCTCGTAAATCCAGCGACTAGCCCTGTCGTCCTCCTGAGTCCCCCACTTGGCTCCAGTGGCTGAGTAAACAAACGCATCTGGATGAGCTGAGAGAAACTTTTCCAACGCGGCGTTTGAGGATTCGTGAGAATTCTCAGACGATAGTCTTTTAATATTATTGTTATTACCTTCTTGTTCATGATGTGCGGGTTTATGTGCGCC